TTTTGGTGATGTCTCCGTAATTGGGTATCCTTTCGCTATGTAATGAACGTCCATACAGTTGTGATGTTCCGCTCGTACTGTCGGTGCTATTTGTGGGTTCAGTTTCACTTTGTCGTATGCCATTAAATTGCCTTTCGTAAACTGATATTGCGTACTTGTCGATTTCGGAATAGCCAACAAATAGTGGTCGTTGGTTAATCCCGTCTGTAGGGCTTGGACTAGATGATCCTTGCGCACTACCCACATCTTTGCCCTCTTGGGGTTCGTGCCAGTTTGCCTGCGGATTCTCTTGGCTTCCTCGGTTCTTACTTCGGTAAGCATTCTGTATTCCAATTTCAAATCCTCCTATGCCGCTGAATGTGCTAAAGTATCTCATTAGTAACTGTCCTTTAGGTGCTGAACATACGCCTCTACAGTAAAGGGCTTGTCGGCCGCCGCTTGCAACTCTATGAAGTTGTAGACTGCTTCTTCCATTAGTACGACAAATTGTGATTCGGTCATATTACCTCTTGTTCTTGCGTGGCGCTGATCCGCCCTTGCGCCCTGTTTCTACCGGGTCTAGCTTGCCGTGAGAGAAGCCGTAGCCCTTGCTGTTCTTGCCGCCAGTTGAGCCTATTTCCTTGTAGTGGTTGGGGTTGTTTTCAAGTATCTTGAGCTTAGTTTTAAGCCCACCCGCTGATGTACCTGACATTATAGTTTTACCTTTGGTGTTTTCATTTTGTGTTCCTTTCCTAGAACGGGATGTCTTTTAAATCTATTGGTTGTTCCAGCTCATCGTCAGCCGGGAGGTTGTCGTTTACCTGTTTATTAAAGGGGTGTGTTTCGCTTTTAGGTTCTTTCTTTTCGTAGGGTTCGTTAATGAAAAAAGTTCCGTCCCAGTTGACTGGTGTGGTGTCGAGCGATACCTTAATCTTTGTGCCGTGTTCGCTAACCCAAGCTGTGCCGATTGTGGCGTAGAAGTTCTTGTCTTCACCAGTCTGCTTGTCTTTGTATGTTCGTATCTTTGCACGTACTTCTCTTCGTTCATCGGCCATTAGTTATTCTCCTTTAGTTTAATAGCTGATTGCATTTCTGATATTGCTTTGTTGTAGCCCAGCGCCCTGTGCCTGACTTGAGAACCCACAGTTGTGAGGTCGCCTACTGGAACGCTTTGTTTCGCTGGCAAAGCATCTAGCACAGCTTGGCGTTCGTTTGCTCTGGCTTCTGTTATGAGGGCCTTGATGGACTCTGGGCTGTATAGGTGCATAGCTTCGCCCGCTCCAACCTTGCCCCGTATCTCTCTTATTTTCTGATCTGGTGTATTACTCATTCCGTGACCTTTCTTCAATAGTTAGAAGCATTGCTAGTCCGTTTATTAAATCCCAACAGCTACCCTCGTGTGCGTCTTGTCTTACTTCGTCAAAATAGTCGTCTAGTTCTGGTATTAAGTCGGCTAGTTTGTCCCTCGTTTTCACATACGCCTTACTGTTCCAGTCGTATTCTCCTGGTGTCCAGTTGCTCATAGCGTTTCCTCCCTAGGTTCTTCTTCACTCATATTGTCAGATGTGTAGCTGTCAAACATTATTTTGCTTCCTTTAATAGTTCAGGGTTTTCGTATATGTTGCCGACAACAACTGAGCCATATTCGGGAAGTGAACTGATGACATGGGTTATCTTTCTACGACCAGCTCTCTTGCTGTCTATAACAAATGAGCCCCATTGGTCTTGATAGCTGACAATACATAGCTCGTCTTTTTTCCTGTACGACCACTGAAGTATATCTCCCTCGTATATCTCTACACCGTTCTTATCTTTAAGTCCTGTGTATTGCATAAAAGTGCTTTTCATGGCCATTTGATAATCGGCATCGCCGCCATTGTTTAGCGCTTTGTTTAAGGTTACGCTGTCACCCTCGCTAGCAGTTTCGCTGCCGTATACTTCTGGTTCATAGTCCATTTTCCATATCACTGGTGTGCTGGCCCAACCAATGCCATTTGTTCTTTCGTGGCCGTATTCCCATGCTCTAAACTTAATATCACGCATTACTTTATATCCTTTAGTGTTTTAATCATCTCTGCGACCCTGTTAAGCGCATCTCTTTCGTAGGCTTCTTGACCCTCGATGTATTCTGCAATGTCATCTCTTTTAACTTCTATGACGTAGTGGACAATGTTATCAAGGGCGATGCGGTCATCGTATAGCGTGAAGTAAACAATCTTTAAGTCAGGGTTAACGACAAAGTATTGAATAACCTGATCCGAATAGTCCGAGGTTGCAATCTTGAGGCTGCCTAGTGGGTTGTAGCCGGGGAGCTTTTTGTTGGCTACGTCGTTGAGTATTCCTTGTAGGTGGTTCTTGCTATCAAGGCACTTAGCTTCGACTGCGTAGGTTGGCTTGTCGCCGACTTCTGCACCGTCAGGGCTTACGCCTAGCTTGCCATCGTCTGAGAGCCACATACCAGCTTCGGTTGTGATGTTTAGTTTGTACTTGTCGGCTGTCTTTTTAATGGCTTCTTCTTCAAGCCTTAGTCCACGATCACGCTCTGGTTCGCCGTCTTTAGCAATAGCGACCTGTTCAGCTAGTAGCTCGTAGATACCCTGTGGGGTAACGTTGCCACGCTTGGGAGGGGCGACAGTCTTGGCTTTAGTTCCGGTAATGATTCCCCTGCGGGCTTCAATCCATTCTTCGCTGCGTTGCTGTGTTTCAATTATTCTCATTACGATTCCATTTTCTTTTTAAGTTCAGCAACCTTATCTTCAACGGTCTTTTGCTCTACGACATCAGCCTCAAAGAAATCTTCTTTTGAATAGACATCTGCAAAAAGTCCGAGTTCACTGGCGCATTTCTTTTTAGCGTCGGTGGCTGCGGCTTTCATGTCGTTACCGAAGTCTAGGGGCATATCAGTACCTTTTTTGTAGGCAACTTCTTTGCGTCCGTATTGTTCTTTGGTAATCCACTCATCGCCAATCTTGACGCTTAGTTGACCTTGTACTACGACTGTACCTGTATTTGCTGTTGCTAGGGCTTCGGTCATTGATGTAACAACCTTAAAGCTCCAGTTAAAGCCAAACAGGGAGTTTAATACCTGAGTAACGTATGAGCCTGCGACATAGTCCCATTGACCTCCACCTTTTGCTGGTCGGCTCTTAATCTTGTTCTTGGGTGTCTGGGTAAAGAACTTTTGTACCTGCTCGGTAGTAAGTTCAGAGTTTACTTTTAATAGTTCGGCTCTTGTAATTTCGCGTGACATTATAGATCCTCCGCACAATCTTCAGTGGCGTTAAAATGCTCTGCGTTAAAGTCAGTGTCAATGTTTCCGTGTGTGTCGCAGTGTACTATACTCATTATTTTGTTTCCTCAACTTCCCGAATGGCTTGATCGATGATAACGTACTGCTCGTTAAGCCAAATCTCTACGTCTTTAAGTGCAGACTTCCTGATTAATAGTTCAATTATAGTTACTTGGTCTTTGTTCATTTGTAAACCTTTCTTGTTTATACCCCTATTGTACCACGACCGCAATACATATACAACACTTTTAACCTGTGACTTATCTGGTATAATGTAGGCAGTAGTGGGAATCTCTTACAGTTTTGTTAATTCTGTTGTAGACCTTTCTACCCACTGCTACTGAGTCGCTCCCACCAGCGGCTCTTTTATTTTTAATAACTGTGTGCTACAATAATTACTAGATATTGTTGGTAACTGCCAAACACAATAGAACTCTGTCCGGGGTTCTATTTTTAATTGTGGTATAATGTAATTATCCGTAAGTTCACTGGAAACATAACTATCGGGGTATTTCGTTGAAAGCGCACACCAACAGGTATAATATCCCCAAGAATTAAGGGGATATTTTTATGTGATATAATGCTTATGTAAAGACAGGCCACGGCAGTCTATCGCACCTTATGCCCTCACGGCAACTTTTTTCAGAAGGATACGAGACATCTACACTATGAGGCTCGTATTTCTTTTGGTATAATAAGCATATCCCCATTGGGGCGCACCTGTTTACCGGCAAATTGATGTCTGTCGGTACGGTCTAAAAGAAGTCTACACGGCTTCTTTTTTT